GAACAAATACACTGGTGCATGTAACTGACACTACTTTTCTTACTAGCACAGCTAGCATCGGTGGTATTACGAATTTTGGGAATAACGCCGGAGATCAGTACTGGGGAGGAATTGCAGCTCACGCGGAAGGTAAAAGTACAACAGCGCAGGGTGCATACTCACACGCAGAAGGAAGTGGTCAAACATTCGGTGCATACTCACACGCAGAAGGAAGTGGTGTCACCTATGGTGCATACTCCCACGCAGAAGGTGGTGGTGTCACCTATGGTGAGTATTCACATGCAGAGGGTAGCAATACACAAGCAAACGGTACAAATTCTCACGCAGAGGGTGAAAGTACAACAGCTGGATACAATGCATATCGAATAAATGCTCACATAACCGGCGGCGTTATTAACCTCGAACCAATATATGGTGATCAAACAGGGTATTTTGGTGCTGGTGGTTTTGCGGTAATTTACGATGAGAGTGGTGATCTTGACATTATTAACAACACACTACAAAATACATACCTATTCGAAGTATCATCCTCAGCATTTACATCATCGCTAACACAAATAACGTTAGTTGATACCACAGTTACTACATCTACAAATTTTGGTAGAGTACGTATAGGCGTTTATGGAACTCCCAATCCACCCGCTGCTGATGTGCCCTTAGGTAATAATTCCCACACAGAAGGTCTTCAGTCTAAAACTATAGGAGAGTACTCTCATGCAGCTGGGTACGAGGTCCAAACACTAGGCTGGTACCAATCCGTAGTGGGTATAGGGAATAAACCTATATCCGATCAAGGTGCATTTATTGTAGGAGATGGAAACCCTAATAATTCAATACAACACAATCTGCTCGTAGCAGCAGCCGGTAGTGTAACCATATCAGGATCATTGCAGGTATCTGGATCACTCACTATATCTCCTACCTCTTCTGGTACACCTGCATACACAGGAAAAGATGGAGAAATCGTGTTTGGACAAACCGGTGCAGATTACAAAATATATGTTTGGTTAGGTGGAGCCTGGAGATCTGGATCTTTGTCTTAACATATTTACATTAATGCATTTACGGTTTGAAATTCAATATAATTTCCATATAATAAAACAAAAGAAGGAAACAAGTTATGACCCGTAAACTGGACAAAGAACATTTAGAAGAAATTCAAACGCTTCGAGATGCATTTACAAAAAATTCAACAATTCTAGGAAATTTGACAATTGAACAACATGTAATTGAACAACAACTAGAACAAGTAAAACAAGAAAAAGAAAATCTATTAAATGCATTCGCACAGCTTCAACAACAAGAATCTGAATTGATTGATAAAATGCGTGAACGCTATGGTGATGGACAAATAAATATTGCTGACGGAACATTTACTTCGAATCAATAGGTTTGACAATGTATCAGTATATTTATTTTAAAATCATAGGAGTTTAAATGGCAGAAAGAATAATTTCGCCCGGAGTATTTACGAGAGAGATAGATCAATCGTTTTTAGCCGGAGGCATCGCACAAATCGGTGCAGCAATCGTAGGACCAACTGTAAAAGGTCCGGCACTAGTTCCAACACAAATTACATCGCTTTCACAATTTCAAAACACATTCGGATCATTTACAGATGATTCATATGTTCCTTTTGTAGTTAAAGAATATTTAGAAAAAGGTGGAAATGTAATTACAGTAACACGTTTATTGTATGAAGATGGATATCAATTATCAAATGGTGTATTAGCCGTAGTAGCACAATCAGGTTCTACTAAAGTTGTTACACACGTATTACATCCAACATATCCGGTAACAACAACGGGTGCAACAAACTTATTTGAAGATTCAGTATTACAAGATGCAGGTTCGGGAAGTTTTGCAATTAAATTGTCTGGATCATTTGGTGTAGCTACAGGTACTGATGCAACTGCAATTAGTTTTGGTGGTTCATTCTTAGTAGCAGAAGGCGTTGCAATTTCAGCATCTATAGTTCCAACAAGCAATAGATACATAACCAAAGTATTTTCAGCTGATCCGAAATCAATTGATTATCCAGTATACGTACAATATGATACTGACGTAACTGGGTTATTTGCAAACTTAGGTGATGTAACAATGACATTAGAAAAGATTGCAAGTTTTAGACTTTTGCAAGATTATCAGTCTGCTTCAACACCATGGGTAACATCGCAAAAAGTTGGAAGCACTGCGAAAAACTTGTTTAAGTTTCATACATTGTCACACGGAACATCAGTTAACTATGATGTTAAAGTTTCTATCTCAGATCTTGTTACAAGCGATGAAACAAATGATCCTGATGAATATGGTTCATTTACAGTACAGATTCGTCGAGTGAATCCACAAAATTTAGGAATTGAAAATTCTCCATATAGAAACAATTCAGATACAGATTCTTCTCCAGCATTAGTTTCATTTCAAAATGTTAATTTGAATCCAGCATCATCTAGATACATTGCACGAGTAATTGGAGATCGTTATCAAACTGTAACAGATAATGGCGTAGTTGTTATTAACGGAGATTATCCAAACACAAATGCATGGATCCGAGTAGAAGTAGATCCAGGTGTTGCAAATAAAACAAATAGCAAAACGTTGATTCCATTTGGATTTAGATCAATGTCAAGCCCAATACCAATGGCATCTGGTTCATTGAACTTAACTGCTACTTCATATGTTACTTCACAAGTAGTTGGAGGAAATTATAGCAGTTTAAATTTACATGGATTTGATTTTGGTAGCACAAACAATAGAGCTTATTTAGCTCCAACTCCAACATCAGGTTCTGTAACAGGAAGCAATGTTGATTTTTATCTTGGAGATGTTAATCAATCTGCACAAGTAGGATATCCGTCTGCAACTGCAGCATATTCAGGTTCATTAGAATCTGCATTAACGGGTGGTACATTCCAATCAAATGTTGCATTATCAACACGTAAATTTGTTGTTGCATTTCAAGGTGGGTTTGATGGAGCTCGTCCAAACTTACCAAAATATGCTGGAACTTATATTGCTGATGATAATACATTTGGATTTGATTGTAGCACTACAACATCTACAGGAACAACGGCATACAACAAAGCATTCACAGTATTGAGCAATACTGATTATTATGATATGAATTTGTTATTAACGCCAGGTATTATTGATAGTTTGCATGGATCAGTAACATTAGCAGCAAGACAATTAGCAGAAGGACGTCAAGATACATTCTATGTAATGGATTCAAATGCATTAACAGATTCAATTAATTCAGTAACGACACAAGTTCAAACTTTGGATAGCAATTATACAGCAACATATTGGCCATGGGTTAGAATAACCAATCCTAGCAACAATGTTCCATTATGGGTTCCACCTTCAGTTGTAGTTCCAGGAGTATTGTCATATAATGATGCAGTAGCTCAACCATGGTATGCACCTGCAGGTTTGAATCGCGGTGGTTTAACTAGTGTTACTGATACTTATATTAGATTGTTGCAAAGTGATCGAGATACATTGTATCAAGCTCGTGTTAACCCTATTGCGAACTTCGTTAATGATGGAGTATGTATTTGGGGGCAAAAGACACTACAAGCTAGACCAAGTGCATTAGACCGAGTAAATGTGCGTCGTTTGCTTATTGCGGTTAAGAAATTTATTGCATCGTCAACTCGTTACTTAGTATTCGAACAAAATACAGCATCGACACGAGCTCGTTTCTTAAGTATTACAAATCCATACTTAGAACAAGTAAAAGCACAACAAGGTTTATTTGCATTCCGAGTTATTATGGATGAAACAAATAATACTCCAGATGTAATTGATCAAAACATATTATATGGACAATTATTTTTACAACCAACTAGAACGGCTGAATTTATTGTATTAGACTTTAATATTCAACCTACCGGAGCAAGCTTCCCGGCTTAATGTAAAATAATACGAAAAGGTAGGGCGAAAGTTCTACCTTTTTTACTGTACATATATTTATATAAAAAAACGAGGTATTGAAATGGCATTAATTGATAACGCAAATCCAAATTTGGCAATTGCATCTGAAAACGAAATGTTTCAAACGGCGTTTTCGTGGGAACCGAAACGTCAACATCAATTTATATTAGAAATGAATGGAATTCCATCATACTTGATAAAAGCATCTGGTAAACCTACTATTACTAACACGGCAGTTGAACTTGATATGATCAACGTTAAACGTTATGTTGCTGGTAAACATACATGGGATGCTATCACAATGACACTTTATGATGCAATTGTTCCATCAGGAGCACAAGCAGTAATGGAATGGGTTCGTTTGCATCATGAATCTGCAACAGGACGAGATGGGTATTCTTCATTTTACAAAAAAGAAATTCGTTTACATCAACTTTCTCCACTAGGTGAAGTTATTGAAGAATGGATTTTGAAAGGTGCATTTATTACAAGTGCGGGATTTGGAACATATGATTGGTCAAGTGATGCAGTACAAGAAATTGAATTATCTATTCAATATGATTGGGCATTCTTGAATTTCTAATTCATAAAAATTATAATGGGAGTTTCGGCTCCCATTTTTTATGTTCTGTATATTTATATTAAAGTTATAAAAGGAAATCATAATGAGTAAAGTTACAACAAGATTAGGCAATCAAGACATCGTTAATTTAGCAAAACAGCGTTTTGACTCACAACAAAAAAGCAAATTACCAACTGTTATTGTGTCATTGCCAAGTGCCGGCAAAATTTATCCCGAATCACATCCTTTACGAAGCGGAAAAATAGATATGCGGTATTTAACGGCATATGATGAAGACATTCTAACCAATATTTCTTATATCAGAGAAGGAGTAATGTTTGATAGATTGTTAGAGGCAATTATTATGACAGATGTTGATGTTGCAGACATTGCTGCAGTAGACAAAGATGGATTGATTATACATGCTCGTATATTAGCATATGGCGCGGAGTATCCCGTTCAAGTAACAGATACAAAATCTGGAAACGAACTACAAAGAACAGTTGATTTGTCTGCCGTAAAATATTTGCCATTCGAATTGGAACCGGATGAAAACGGAGAATTTACTTATGAAGTAGGAAATCACGTGATTAAATTTTCTTATTTAGGTAGAGACACGAGCAAAATGTCTATCTCAGAGACACTTAAACATATAATTTGTCAAGTAGATGATTCACGATCAGAAGAAGCAATTGATGAATTTATACGTTATCATTTCTTAGCTCGAGATGCAAAAATATTCCGTAAATACTATGCCGATAATGCACCTGGATTAGATTTAACATATGAGTTCGAAGGTGAAACGGGAGGCACCTTCACTGCCGGGTTTCGTCTTGGAACAGACCTTTTTTGGTTTTAAACCAGAAGATCGCGTTAAACTGCATGAAAATATTTTCAATTTGATTTGGTGGGGTGCTGGTCGGTGGGACTGGGATACTATATATCATATGCCTGTGCATATACGACGATTTTGGACTAAAAAAATCAACAAGCTGATTGAAGATGAAAACGATCGGCAAGAACAATTAGCAAATACTGCTAAACATAAACGTAAGTCGATATCAAAATCTCCTAGATAAATATTTATTAAAAAGAAGATTTTGATATGTCAATAGCAGATGAAATAGCTAATTTAATAAGTGCATTAAATAGTTCTTTTAATAATATAGCCGAAGCCGCACCAATTATTGGCGATGTAACTACAGCTGTATCAAAATTAAAAGATGCGATGTTGGAGTTAAATGGTAGCAATACTAATTATCTTCGAGGTTTAGATAAACAAATTGCATATAATGAAAAGTTATCAGAACGATACATAGCCGCTGCTAAACAAACGTTAACGTTAGAACGTCGCAATGAACAACTCAACAAGTCATTTGGAGTTGGTGTTCGAGAAGCAGCAAAATTATCAGAATCATTTCAAGTAGTTGCAGAATCGTTAAAAATATCTGGAAAACAAGCTGGATTATATGCTGGATCTATCAAAAAAATGGTGCCAACATTAAATCAAATGACCGAAGCTGGCGGCGATATGTATAAATCATTAGCACAAACGCAACATATACTTAGAACTAACCTAGGATTAACAGAAGATCAAACAAATGCGTATACACAATATGCTGAACAAAATGGTAAAAGTTCATCTAGCATGTTGTTAGCAACTAAACAATTAGCTCACACACTAGATCCGGAAGGAACAATGGGTTATTTCAAAATGATTACATCAGAAATTGCAGCAACTAGCGAAGAAATTACATTGCAATATGGTAGGCTTCCTATGAATTTAGAACTAGCCGTATTAAAAGCAAAAAAATTAGGATTTACATTAGAAGATTTAGCAACGTCTGGAGATCATTTATTAGAAATTGAATCTAGTATCGGAGAAGAATTAGAATATCAACTTTTATCTGGCCGCAGACTAGTTGACAATCAAGGTAACAGTTTAACCAACATGTATCGAGAAGCAGCATTGCGGGGAGACATGAACAAACAAGCTGATATCATGAATTCAATTCTAGAAACTGAAGGCAAAACTATAGAAAATAACATGTTTGCTAGAAAACAATTAGCACTAACGTTAGGTATTGAAGAAAAACAACTTGCATCTGCATTGCAAAAGAAAAAAATTCTAGATAAAGCATCTGCAGCTGGTATTGATATAAACTTAGATGGCTCTAATGCAATGGAACAAGCTGCAGATGCTTTAAAATCAAATGCAATAACTGAAGCAGAATTTGATGAATTAGTAGACGCAACTAATACTCGTACCACCGAAGATATCATGAAGCAACAACTTGATACATTGCAAGAAGCAAATATTCTTAGTTTATTACAATTGGAACAATCAACCCGGGTTGGAGAAAATCAAGACGATATTTTAAGCAATCTTTCTGACAGTAAATTCATGCTAAATGCAATGAGTCGTTTCGAGACGTTAGGTGATGTTAGACGGCAACTTGCAGCAAAAGATGCGGTAGTGAACGCAAAAACGGACTTCGAAACAGCCACTCTAGGAAATGAATTACCCACAATTGACGGTAATGATGCCGTCATCACTCCGGGTTACGGAAAACGCGTTTTAACATTTCCAGAAGATACATTACAAGCTCCAATTGCATTCAATGATAATGATACAATTGTAGCAGGAACAAATTTAGCCGGAAAAGGCGGCGGATCCACCGGTGCAGACATATCACAATTTGCCGCCATGATAGTTGCAGCAATTAACAATCAAACCCGAGCATTAAAATCAGACGCAA